AAGTCCAAATTATTTTCAAGCGGCGATAATAACACATTGCTAGACAATGTCAAGCACAGACGTAAAAAAGCCACCCGAAGGTGGCTGGGGCTTACCCTAACAATTTGTTAGGCTTGCGCGATTGCTCGTTCAAGATACCACTTGGCTTTCTCCAAATCTTGCTTGCGGTCGCCCTTGTGGTCGGCTCGGCTAATGTACTTCACAGCATTACCTAAGTGATAGGATAAATCTTTCGCTTCGATAAAGTCGATAGTCTCCATACCACCTACCTTGTAATGGGCAGGGTGATTCACTGGGTCTTCGGTTGGCTCCTCCATTGTGATTGGCGTGTCGCTTGAAGTGAATGTAATTGCTTCCCATTTTTGCGCCGCCGCTCTACGCCCTTTGGTGAGTTCGTATATCATTCCTGATACTTCCTTGTCCATACTCTTCTTAGCCATGTACGCAATTTGGTACGTGGTCTTGAATTTCTTGGCTACTTCAGCAGTTGTAGCTGTTGGGTTGGTGGCGAAATACGCTCGCATCTTTGCGGCGCGGCTTGTGTTGCGTTTTTTAGCTGTTGCCATTGTTAGCTCCTTGCTGTTGGCTGTTTACATACTCGGTTAAAACTTCACGAATCTTGGCTTGCTTTGAATACGGATAGTGGGTGTTGAAGTAATCCATCACATGCTTTGGTAATCGCAAGCTCGTATTGAAGAGGGTCGGCTTCTTACTCGGGCCTCGTCCCTTTCGTTTTTTAATTTCCTCCATTTGCTTTCCTTTCAAATCGGCTATCTTTCAAGAACGCTCTTAGCCATTTACCCTTACCAAGTTTTACCCACTCTTCGTATTCACTTTGAGTCAGTTTAGCGCTCACGCTTCTGCCGTTCTTGGTCAGTTCACGCTTCTTTGGCTTCAGCATCTATATTCCTTTGATGGAATGGTGCGTGTTCATCTAAGTAGTCTCTCAGCAGTTTTATAAAGCCTACCTCAACACAAGCACGTACTTCTGCGGGTTCAAAGTCACAGATGATGGTCATCGTGCCGTTCTCGTTCTCAACAATTTCTTTCACTATCATGCTTTTCTCCTTCTTCCTTGGTTAAAAAAATGAAATGGCATTTGGTACAACGCCACATCAAGCCTTCCTCTACTACCACTTTGCGTTGCCCATGCAAGCCACGCATTCTCCCAAAAAATGTTTTGACCTGTTCAATCATTCTTCCCCCATCGTTTACACAATTGTTTCAACGTCTTACTCTGCTTCTTCTTATTACACACCTCGCTCTTCGACGCCTCTTTTGCTTTTACTTGTAGCTGTCTAGGTGTAAGGGGTTGTGGTGGGTCGGGGAATAATCCATTGAACCCCACTGTGCCTAGCACAGCACTGAGTATGAGTTTGTCGATCATGTGTTTCCCTATCGTGTCCTACTTCTTGAGCCTTTAACCGTATTCCAATCCGTGCTGGAATTACGAATGCTGGTTGCAAGGGTGTTCATACCTACCTTGACCCTGTTTGTTCTGTATCTTTCTCTTTCTTTATTCATTTCGCTGTCTCTGTTTGTGTTTACTGTAGTTGTGTCGTACTTGGATGTTTTCAGTTTCTTCAGTAGTAGCACATCTTTCTCAGGCGGTTGCTCCCATAGGCGATTGCTTATCTTTTCCAAGTGCGCCGCTACAAAAGGTTTTACGTACAAACCCCACGGCACACCCTTCGCTGGTACACGCAACAAAGGTTCGTCTAACTCCCAGTGGTCTTTACCAACAATGCTTCTAAACATTTGTATGGCATCTAACAACTTGCCATCGTTACGCCATGTCTTGATAAGACAAGCGTCCCAGTATTCTTGTGGTGTACTCATATGTTTTTCTTCCTTGTTTGGGCAGTTCTTACCTTGGTCGCAGTCATGTGTGCATGGTGGGCAAGTCATGCTTCCACCTCCAGTGGTACATCACGCCATTCGCCGGGATTGCCGTTGACCCAATGTATGTCAGTGCTGTTGTCTTCCCACCATTGCTGAAGTATGCGTATCTTTTTTGGGCGGTAGCAAACCTCTACTCCGTGTCGATCAGTTACCTTCACATCGTGTTGCTCAAAGCCATCCGCACGCTCAACAAAACGCAGTTTTGGTGTTGGTGTCATGTGTTCTTCTCCTTGAGTTTGGCTTCAATGTATCGGGCAAGTTTGCCAATTGGAATGCGACCGCTACCCTCTTCTTTAAATTCAACCCAACGCTCAACTTCTTCGCAATCCTTATCCGTCAGCCCTACCCACGGCTTCTTGTATTCTTGAATGTCATCGTCCTCATCAATCATTTCTTCATCTCCTCAATATCTTTTACCAAAATATCAAACCATTCTTGTGTGGCTTTGCCTCTGCCCATACTCTCCAACGGCATGACAGCAGGGCGCAGTTCTTTGATGCGTTGCAACACTTCGTCAATCACTTGGTCACGATACGGATTGATTGCTATTGTTGCTCTCACAGCTTCTTTCTTTGCAATACTTCTGCGCTCAATCTCGTTGAACGCTTCGTCTTCTTCAGTCATCATCAACTCCATTCTGTATAAAGTACAACACCCACATAAGGAATCCAACAGTCGCAAGTATTACAAACGAACCAAACATCATTAGCAAAAATAGTAAAAATACCTCCCATAACATTTTGTTAGCCCTCCCCCATCACTACCACAAATACCTCGTCGCTGATACGGCAACCCATGTCGCTTATGAACGTCTCGGCTTCCACAAGTTTTAGCATACCTAGCTTACCCTTCATATCTTCGGGGAGCGTATTATCATTAAAAAGTTGGATAACGTCACCCATTTTCACTAGGTATTTACCATCATCTTTGATGACAAGCGCGGCTTTACCCGCTTCGAACCGGCTCTTGACATTCTCAATAGTTAGCATCTCCTCACCTATGCGGTCACGTTCTGCAATAGCTTTGTGGATTCTATTGCTATCAATTTCATGCCACCCTTTGATGTGGTCGAGGAACAAAGAAAAGCCAGTTTCCATGATGAACTTACTAGCGGCGAGATTTATAACACCTGAGTGCTCGTGTATTTCCCTTTCCTTTCTACGTGCCTGTTGGTATATGGTATTTCCCGCATCCTTCATAGCCTTCTCAATACGCTCGTTGGGCTTGAGCTTGAAGAACATCTTCTTGGCTTTCAAGATAGCCTTATCCGCATCCTTAGTTCTGTACCCACCACCGCGCGTTCTTTCGTTACCAATACGTGGATTGGAGATTTCAATTACATGCTCCCGCCCGTGGTAGCACCTACCGATAGTGCCTAGCTCTTCGCCAGCTTCGATTACTTTGAACTCCACTGCCTTGAGACTTGGTGGTTCAGAATGGTTGTCGAACCCTGTACTGGATACTACAAATCGCCACAAAGGATTAAGCACGGCCAGCCGTTGCACCACTGGGTCTATCAGCCTATCCACACTCGTCAACTTCCGGTTAAGTTCCTTGATTTCCTTTGCCACTTTGTCGCTCGGTTCTACGTTGTTCAGTTCTAATGTATTCATGTGTTCTCCTCTATTACTTGTTTGTATGTGTCTGCGTACATCTTTGCCAATTCTTCGGGCGGCACACCTGCCTTGCGACCTGCGTCAACCACCTTCATGATTTGTCGGAAGAACTTAGCCCTCTCCGCTTCGGGAAAGGATTTAACCCATTCTTGAAATGTCATGGTCTCCCCTTACCACTCGAAACGCTTGAGGATGTCGTCCACCTTGGACTTCAACTCGTTACGCGCAGGCGCGAAGTCTTTGATGGTCTCTATGTTTGCACCTAACATAGCCAACTCCAACTGTCTACGTGCTTCTTCCAACTTGGGGTCGTTGGTCACGTTCAGCTTGGTCAGCAATCCGCATAGCTCTATTGGGTTAGAGATAAGCGTGTCGTGATACCGCTTCTTGGAATCCCCCTCCACATCAGTCAACTTCTCGGATATGCCTACTAGCATTTCGTGCAGTCTGTCCCACGGCTCACGCATAGCCTCGGCTAGCTTGTTGTCTTGTTGCTTTAAGAACTCATCGCGCATTTCATCTAAGTCATGCGCTGGTATATCCAAGCGAAAGTCACCCGCCTCGGGTACAGGTTTAACTGTGCGACGAAACCCAAACTTCAGCTTCACGGCTTCCAACTCAGGGTAGTCCTCGGCTTTGTACATAGTGCCTAAGTTGGTAGGTGCTTCCGTAACAAGACGCGGGTACTCAATGTAGAAGTTGTTGCACATCATGTTGAATGTCTGCTCGAACCCATTCATGGTCTGCTTGTACTCCATGAACAACTTAGTCGGCAACATGCGCTCGCCCTTGTCAGCCCACGGCAACGTGTGCTTGTTGTGATACAGACGAACCCTTGCGGCAAAGTCTGATATGTCTTTGCGTAGGCTAGTACCCGCAAACAAGTTCTTCTTTGTCTGCGATGCCCCACGCACTGCTGATGCGTCCGTGTTCACCTTGTCGGTGATTTCCCTGTCCAGCTTGGATGCAGGCCACACACTGATGTTCAACTCCACTAATACTGCTGATGCACTGATACTCATTTCATTTCTCCTTGATTTCTTCAAAGTCTAAAATTTCACTCTCACCATCTGCATTGCCACGTTCAAAGGCGGCGTACATAAGCTCGTTCGCTTGGTCTTCGTCCTCGGCTTCTACTTCAACCGCTTTGTAGTATCTGAATACCACCACTCCTCTGTATCGTTTCATGTTCTCTCCTCAAAATCTTGGTGTTTGATGCCATACAGTTTCATCACACCGATTGCCCCATACATCGTCAGGTTGCGAACAATGTACTCATTCGTTTCCCTAATATCCCAAGGCAACAACTCCACTTGCCACATCCACGGCTTCCACCACATGCGGTTTGGTATTGCGCCCATGCACTCGGCTCCAAGTGGAGACATATACACAGTCCCTCGTTGTATCTTCATTGCTACCCCTAACATTTTGTTAGCCCTTGATGTGAATGGTCTTGCCGTTGCCAGCTTCGCCATTAAAGTAGTCACCCACAATGCACCACAACGTAGGTGCAGTCCACTCGCTACCCCAGTCACTACCCACGCAACCATCGGTCAGGATGATGACGCACTCGGGCTTGATGTTCTTCTCTTTGAGGTACTCGGATACACAGCTTGGGCTTGTGCCCCCGCCATCCTTGGGTCGAGTCGAGTTAATAATGTTGGCGGCTTCGCCATCACCATAGGTCTCATGCCCAACCACCGAACTACCCCAATACAGCAAGTCCACACACGCGGGGTTTACTTCTTCCGCGATACCCTTAACCTCGGATAAGAACTCGGCAAGCTCGTCGTCACCCACCGAACCCGATGTGTCGATAGCAATAACCAAGTGACCAACCTTCTCACCGATTAGCGTTGGCATGTACACGCCTGTGGATAAGAACCTACGGTTAACCCTACGCCATGAGGATGCGTCCTTGGAATTGCAGATTGATTTCACAAAGTCACGCAGTACCTCACGCCAATTAACCTTGGGTTCGAGCAAGTCGGCAAGCTCGCGGTCGAGTCCACCTGCTCCACTACCCGCAATCTTTTGTTGTGCCATGACGCCTTGACGAATCGCTTGGTCAATCTCGCGTTCAAGTTCCTTCTTCTCCTCCTCGGTCATGTCCTTGGCATCTTGCCAATCGTGGTCATCGAACCCTTCGCCTTCACCCTCGCCACTCCCGTCGCCGCCATCCTCTTTCTCCTGCTTGAGTATGTCGAACACTTGCTTGGAGTTCATGT